GATCGCCGAGCGCGGCTTTCTGCTGCAACGCCGCCACCTCAGCCGCGAGCTCTTCGCCGAGCGCCTGGCGCGACAAGGCGAGTTTCTGCGCAATGGTGATCTCGTGCTCGCGCGCCTCTTCGGCGTATAGGGCGAGCTTCTGCCGCGTCGCGTCGGCCTCCGCGGCGACTTCGCCCGCCACGGCGATGCGCGCGGCGCGGACCGCGTCGTCAGAGGCGTCCGCGTCGGCGGCCTTCATCGCCTGCGCCGCTTCGGCGTGAGCGGCGGCGAGCGACCGCGCAATCGCCGCCGTGGTCGCCAGGGCGTCGTCATAGGGCTGCAACCGCGTCGGGTTGAAGGTTGCGGCGAGCGAAGCGGCGAGCGCGGCCGACTGGCCGTTGAGGTCGGCGAACGAGGGGGCGAGGCTCGAAAGCGTGTCGCGCGCTTCGCCGATCCCGGCGACGAGATCGCTGAGATCGGCGGCGAAACGGACGGCGACGGTTGCGTCGGCCATGGCGGGCGCCTCGCAGGTTCAGAGCTTGCCGCCAGGGAATGCCGCCCGCAGCGCGGCGACGGTCGGCGCGCGCGTCTCGGCGAGCGCCTCTGCCTCGCGGGGGCGGTAATGCAGCGCCGCGGCGATGAGCCAATGCGCCGGCGGCCGCGCGCGCCACTCGGCGACGAGCGCGAGGTAACGTGGGACAGTGAGGCCGTCGAGCGCCTCGTCCCAGGTCCAGCCGGTGTTGGCGACGACCTCGGCGATCAGTCGGTCGAAGTCGGTTTTCCCGACGGAGGCGACGCCTCCCGCGTCGCCTCGGTCGCCGCGGCGGCGCGCAGGCCCGCCGCCTTGGCGACGGCGGGGAAGGCCTGGATCAGCTCGCCGACCGAGAATGGCAAGTCGAGGAACTCGGCGTAGGAGAGGGCGGGCTCGACCACGGCGATCGCCCGCCAGGCCGCTTCGGCGAGCCGGTCGAACTGCGCCTCGCCGAGCCGGGCGACGCTCGCCGCCGACATCTCGGCGCCGCCCGCGTCGGCGTAGACGGCGAACAAAGCCGGCTGGATCGCCTTGATGGCGCGGAACGGCAGATGCGGCAACGCCCAAGATCGGCCAGCGAGCGCGACTTCGAACGTCTCCTCGCTCACGCCGCGTCTCCGAAGTTGAGCTGGCAAACTTGGCCGGCGGCGTTGGCGAAGCAGGCGAAGTCGAGCTCGGGGATCATGAAGTCTTCGAGCTTGGTGCCGAGCGCGAGCTTGTCGGCGACGCAGTTGTAGAGCAGCAGCGAAAACTGCTTGCCGGTGGTCGGGTCGGCGGCGAAGAGATTGGCCGAGAACGTCACCGAGGGGCCGATGAGCTGGGCGTTGATCGCGACGCTCTCGCCGCTTCCCGCCACCATATAGGTGTAGGAGATCAGCACCGCCGCGCCGGCGTCGGCGTCGGCGAACGTGTAGACCCCGCCGGAGAGCGAATATTGTCCGGCCGCCGGGCTCGAGGCGACCTGCTTCAGCGGCAGCGCGCTCGCCGCGTAGACCACGCCCTGATCGGCGACGAAGTTCGCATGGTAGGTCGGCGTGTACGTATAGGGCGAGCTCGCCGGGACGCTTGCCGCCTCGCCGAACTGAGTCTGGGTCGCGCCGGGGCTCGGCGGGACGCCGAAGAACAGCGAGCCCAGCGCCTGGCCGGAAATGCGCGCGAGCTTGGCCTTGCCGGTCATCTTGCGCGTGCCCGAGCCGATCGCGACAGGAAAGTTGTACTGGCCGTAGAGCGCCTTGGTCGAGGTGGCGATGTTGAGCGACACTTCCTGGGCGAGGCCGAAATTGATCGGCGTTCCGCCCTGCGGCGTGCCGATCAGCACGCCCGATCCGAATACGAACATGGGGGAGGTCTCCTGCGGTGGGGAAAGCGTCTTCGAGTCGAAGGGATGCGAAACGGCGCCGCTTGCGCGAACGCGCGGTCAAGGGCGCTTGGTAGGTCTTTCAGCGGCGGCTGGCGCGCTTCGATCAGGCGGAAGTCGGCGGGCATGAACGTGGTCATGCGGCGACGCGCCGAGTTGCCGCTCATCAGCGCGTCGAAATAATCCTGGAACTGGCGGATCTGGTCGACCGTCCATTCCTTCGGCAGGGTGGCGAAGGCGTCGGGGTCGAGTCGGCGCGGTAATAATCGAGCGTCGCCGCCTCGCGCCTGAGCGATGTTGACGGTGAGCGCGATCTGCTCGACCGGCGAGAAGCCGTAGAGCTTGTGGGCGCGGACGTTGCGCGGCAGGTAGATGAGCTCGTCCGCGGTAGACGGACAAGTCTCATCGCCCCGTCGCGGGCGACGTCGCTACTCGGATTTTGGCAGATGGCGCAACTGCTCGATCGGGTCCCAATCCTTCGGCGGACGAAGGACGCGAGATCGCCATTGCATGCCTTCGCTCACCCACTTCTCGCGCCAATTCTCGTCGGAGATGCCACGATCTTCATCCGTTACGCCAAACTCGAAGTCGCAACAGGGGCAGAACTCATATGATCCCCCTCCGCTCGACGGGCGAGGCGGTTCTTTGAGGCCTGGATAACCGCATACTGGACAGACAAAGCGTTCAGGGGCACTCATTGACTTCGTCTCGAACAGGGGGGCCGTCACTCAGTCTTGCTCCAGTCCACGTCAAATACGCACTCAAGAATCTGCCCATCGAATTGTGAGATCTGCATCCGCAGGCGCCCACCGCAAGCCGGCTGACGAGGATGCGCGGCATCGAACTCCTTGTTGGCGGTCCCGGTCACGGTCCACGTGTCGTCGACGGCTTCGACTTTTAGCGGTTCGTTGCGATCGACCTCAATCTGGCCATATCGCTCCCTGGTGATAAGGCGCGCAATTCCCATTGCGATGTCGGCGGAAATCAGTTTCGTGCCGAGTGACCTGTGCAGCCACATGCTGCTTGCCTTGGAGCCCGTGTTCGATGCGTTCATGTTTGACCCCGGGTTACGCGTCCGCGCGTCATGACATCGCAACAATGACAGGACTCGGATGATCCGCCGCCGCGCGACGGACGAGGTTATGCGCTAGGCTTTAGTTCCTTTGGAACTATATCTGGAAATGTTTTATACAACGACGTCGAAATATCGATCAATTCGGCCAATGACCCGCCAATATACTTGATCAAATCATCATAGTCTTGTGGCAGAAGATTGTTCTTCATGTAATGAGCAATTCCATCTAAATTCCCGCGAACGCCAAGAAGCATTCCATCAAGTCTTATTGCGACATCCCTATCCATCACGACCTCCAAGAAACGTAGGAGTGTACGTTCTAACGAAAGTGCTTGTCCCATTCGGGAAATCCCGAATTTCCCCCGGACTCGCACGCCAACATGCACCTTTGAAACTGAATTCCAAAATCGTTGGTAGGCAACGCCAAATCGCTACATCGCGCTATACATGCTGCTCTATCCGCCGCCGAAACAAGAGATATGTTCGTGCCGCTCCAATCAGGCTGCGTACTGGCGATTGGCGCTGTCGGCGCACTGCTTGCGACGTGAATTCCGTCTGGAAGCTCCTTCGGCGGCGGCTCGCCCGGATCGACAGCCCCTTCCGCGGTCGTAAATCGCCCACGCTCGTCGTGATAGGGATTGAACTTTCCGAGCGCCGGCGCGGCTTTTCCCTCCGGCGCCAGTCCCAAATCCGCTCGCGCCTCGACGATCGTCTTGATCCCCGCGCCGACGAGGATGTTGAGCGTCTGCGCCTGTTGCAGCGGGTCGACGGCGTCGTCGCCAACCCAGACGAATTCGAGATCGGGCTCGCCGAGATGGATCTGGATCACGTAGTCGAGCGCGCTCTTGATCCACGCCTTGAGCGGAACGAGCCCTTCCTGCGTCGTCTGTAGGCGCAGGGTCTCGCTGGTGGCGCGATTGACCTGGCTGACGAAGGCGGAGCTCGGCAAGGCAAAGGCCTTGCGTCCTAAATCATTCCGCCGCGTGTCGAACTTACTTTCGGTCGTCGTCAACAGTCAGATTGAAATAAGGTTCACGGTTCAGGAAATTCACGTCCTTCGGATCCCATTCAAATGCGCGAACAAAGTTGGCTGCCGACTTCGGCACATGCGGATATCGCTTCCAATCGCTCCAACTCCAATCGTACACGAACGGCGTTGGTATAATCGGCCCGCCCGGCGAGGGTATCCAGATGTCAACGCCCAGCACTGAGAAGCCCTCGCGCTCGGTGATTGCGATCACCTCGAGCGCGTCCGCGCGCGGCCAAGCATATTCTCCAGCGCAAACAAAGGCCCGATCCATCAATGACTTTGGAATGAACGAAGTGAAGTCAGTCATCTCGTTCTCCTGCAGGAGCCGCAAGGTTTGCAATGCTGTGAGAGAGTTTTGGACGCATCGCTGCGCAAAGTGTTTAAGGTTCAATTATCGGAGGTACTTCTAAAATTGGCTCGGCGGGCACGGGCGCGGGTTCTACGAGCGGCGCCGGCTCGACTGGGACCGGCGTACTTCCGCCGCCGACGGGTGACGGTCGCATCATCGCGCCCGGAATATCCCCGCTGTCAGGGCCAAATTTAAAGTCGTCTCGGCCGACCTGTATCACTTCGCCAGTCAGATTGTCGATAACGACTGAACGGCCAGTGCTCGGGCTGACATAGCGCGTTGCTGGATTGCCGCCCTGCTTGTTGACAGCGTCGATTCGATTTCCTGATTTTACCGCCTCGTCGATTTGTTCCGGCGTCCATCCTCTGGCCGCCATTTGTCCCTTGATTTTGTCGTTATATTGGAAGCCCGATGGCGTTGTATTTAGTGCTTTTTCGTCGGCCACGAGCTTTGGACGAAGCGGGTCTGAAGAACCTGCGGCCGCTCCTCCCGCCGTCGTGAACTGCCCATTCGATGGGTCATGATACGGGTTGAACTTCCCCAGCCCGCTCACCGCCGCCTTCCCGCCCTCCGGCGCCAGTCCCAAATCCGCTCGCGCCTCGACGATCGTCTTGATCCCCGCGCCGACAAGGATGTTGAGCGTCTGCGCCTGTTGCAGCGGGTCGACGGCGTCGTCGCCGACCCAGACGAATTCGAGATCGGGCTCGCCGAGATGGATCTGGATCACGTAGTCGAGCGCGCTCTTGATCCACGCCTTGAGCGGCACGAGGCCCTCCTGCGTCGCCTGCAGGCGCAGGGTCTCGCTGGTGGCGCGGTTGACCTGGCTGACGAAGGCGGAGGCGGGAACCGAGAACGCGTAGCAGATGACCCGCGCCAGCCACTCGTCGTACTGGTCTTTCAGCGGCGGCTGGCGCGCTTCGATCAGGCGGAAGTCGGCGGGCATGAACTTGGTCATGCGCCGGCGGGCCGTGTTCCCGCTCATCAGCGCGTCGAAATAATCCTGGAACTGGCGGATCTGGTCGACCGTCCATTCCTTCGGCAAAGTGGCGAAGGCGTCGGGGGTCGAGCCGGCGCGATAATAGTCGAGCGTCGCCGCCTCGCGCCTCAGCGCGACGTTGACGGTGAGCGCGATCTGCTCGACCGGCGAGAAGCCGTAGAGCTTGTGGGCGCGGACGTTGCGCGGCAGGTAGATGAGTTCGTCGGAGGAGAAGTCGGCCGCCGGCACGCCGTGCAGGATCTGCTGGTAGGCCGGGTCGGGCGGGTCGGGCGAGCGGCCGTCCTCGCCGATCAGCGGCGTGATGGTCGCGCCGTCGATGACGTCGAGCGAATAGAGACGGCCGCCGTGGTCGAAGCGCGGGTAGAGCGTCGCGGCGTCGATGACCAGCATGTCCTCGAGCAGCATGCGCAGCCAGGCCGAGAACGAATGGCGCCGGTCGGGGCGGGCGAGGAAGGCGAGGGCGGCCTTCGTCTGTTCGGCGGCGTCGCCGGCGCCCGCCGGATCGCGTGCGCGCACCGAATAGCTCAGCGCCGCGACCTGGTCCTTGCGCGTCTCGATGACGGCGCGCAGCAGCGGCAGCGCGTCGGCGAGCGCCCTGAACTCGGCGAACGAGACGCCGCCGGTCGCGCGCGGGACATAGGAGAGATTGACGCCGAACGGATAGTCGAACTGCCGCCCCTTGACCTCCGGCGGCGCCTGGGGCTTGAGCGGCTGCTGCGGCCCGAACCAGGTGTCGGGCGAGACGCCGGAGATTGCGTAGCGCGCCGCGAGCGCAAGGCGCGCGATGAGGCTCGGCGGCAACGGCGTCTGACGGCCTTCGTCGGGCATGGGCGGATGGTCCTTGGAGCGTGATGGGGTCGCCGCGTTCGGCGGCTTGAAGACGGGCGGGCGTTAGGGCAGCACGAGCCGCGCCGCGACCACCGCCAGCCCGTCGCCGTCGAGGTCGCCGGGGTCGCGCACCGGGACGCCGGTGATCTTGCAGTCGTGGACGGCGCCGCCGAGCGTCTGGCGGCCGAGCGCGAGATCGGCGCCGGCGGGCGCCAGCGCCGCGTCGAGCGCGTCGAGCGCGGCGTTGATCGCGCTCGCGCCTGGCGTCGCGGGATCGCGCGCGTCGAAATAGAGGAACAGCTTCGCTTCCAGCGTGCGCTTCGGCGCCACAGGCGTCGGCCACTGATAGGTCTCCGGCCCGGCTTCGAGCTGGAACAGGGCGGGGCGCAGCGCGGCCGGGACTTCGCTCCACAGCTTCAGCCGGCGCGACGCGACGCCCCACGGATAGGCGGCCGAGACGGCGGCGAACAAGGCGGAGAAGGCGGCTTCGCGGCT